GGTTTCTTCATCCTCAAATCTCAACATTACTTGTTGTAGATATGTCGCATTTCTTCCCAATTTTGATACCTCACAAATCCCCCATAACTGGCATAAAAAGCAACAGCTTTGGTTTTGTAAGGCCCAGACCCATGGAGAGCTGGACAGACCATACGATCAATTACAACATCGTAGTCAGGAAATTCATTGAAATCGGTTTGAGCCCAGAAATCATTGGCAATGTCAAATCGCATAGAAATTTCGGTCAAATCATTGGGAACAACATCCAAGTCAGACCACTGCGGCAATTCTTTCATGTTTATGTCCCAAATTTCCTTGAGAACTCTGTAAGTACCAATATTGGCACCAACGGTCCACACATAACCAATCAATTTTGCTTTCAGTTTTTCTGGCGACATTTCCTTACCACTATCAAGAAACAATTTTGGCAAAGTTTTGTAGCCTTCCCGGATAAAAACCCAATGATAAACAACCTCCTTGGCTGAACTCCAAGCAGTGCGAGTACAACGCTTACAAGGGACCAATCCCAACTTAAATTTTAAGAATGTGGGGTACTGAGTGCCATCGTAACGACCTTGACAGGTTCCACATGATGGAACGTACGAACCATGAACTGGACACTTAACTCGATCCGTAGACATAGCATTACGCTGAGTAACATTGACAAATTGCTTGTGTAGAACAAACTCGTCCTCAGGAATCTTGAATCTGAACAACCTTTCCATAACTTCTGGCAATTTCTTGAGATCTTCTTCAGTGAAAAGTCCATCTCCAACCCTTCCATCACCATGCTTGCGTGAGTAAAAAGACAAGTTGTCATCACCAAATACTTTAATTGAAATATGGTCATGATAATCACTACGCTCGAAAAAGCCAGGCATGATTTCCATAATGCAAACAACTTGCGACACATAGTTGCACATAGTGTTCATAAAGCTGGTGTCCCAAGAGCCACTCATCATACTAGATGCGACAGCATACCAACCTTCGCCAGATGGACAATTGAAAACCTTGTATTTGTGGCATTCAATATAGCGGGCAAAAATCGCCATGAAATTCATTCCAGTGTAATCTTTCCTCATCTTGAAAAAGGGCAGGAAAGATCGTGAAACAGAAGACAAAAGTGAAGCCAACATGGACACATCCCACTTCGAGATGTCGCTTTCAGCAATTATCCACTTATCAAGAATGGTTTTGTTCAATGTGGCCAACTTAGAGTCAAGTTGATCTTTCGACGAAACGAAATTAAGGTCAGAAGCTTTCATTTTTGTCATTTCACTGACGAATGCTATTGCGGACTCACCAAAGAAAGACATGCCAACGGCTGACGGAACATTTTTTTCCGGAGTGCCAACACCGCCGGTAGATGAAAAGGGACCCATGATCATTCTTATGAGTGTGGTAAGAAGGAAGTTAACTATGAAAAACATTCTCTCACCTTCTTTTGCATAATATGCACCAGCAGCAAAGTCGTAAGGAGCAGCACGAACTTCCTGTTTAACAGATGTTTGCATAAGGTTATTAATTCTAGAAGTTGCGACCCTATACTTGTCGGCTAGACCCTTGACCTCGTCCATTTCATGAATCATGTCAGTAATGTATGCATTCATTGCACCAGAAAGCTGATACTTCTTGACACCAGGAGGCAAATTAACCACAACACCTGGGGAAGTAAATTTTGTATCCACGACGGTGTGTTCAAGAAAATCTGGAGGATCTACACTACCATACTTATGTGGGATACAATCAGAATGCATAATCTTAAGTGCATTTGCCAACATGGGAAAGAAGGAGGGTTCGTAAGGCTGATTGACCGTCTCTCGGACAAAATGTCCAAGCAATTTGGCAACGCCCACGCGAGAATGGCCGGCTAAGTGAGTTTCATGAAAACCGAATTCACCAAACCGAGAATCAATGCGCACATCATTTTTGCAGCGCAAACAGGAAAAAGGAACATTTTTATCTTTGATGTTCAACATGGCAGCAGCTTCCCAATATGTGTAATGTGCGCCGCATCCCGAACAAATAGTTTCTGGGATGCCGTCAGTTATGACTATGCTTACATCGGAATAGTGTCTGCGTGATGAATAAATCATCATTGAACATATGACAGATGCCACGTTAGGAGGAGGAGGAGCGAACTTATAGGCATACTTAGTAGCTGGCAGATTAGCAACACGAACCTTAATCATGAGAGCACTAGTAGCACAAACCAAATTTGTTAGCTTGGATAAATCTCCACGCGATCGTGGCGCAAGCATAAACTTAATCATATAAGTTAATGTATATTAATCTTCTCACTTGTGTATTC